GTTGGCCAGACCGATGGTGCCCCTGCCTGATGGTAGGGTGGTGTTTGGCATAACCAACAACGTGTCACGCGAGACATTTAACTTTGTGAAGAACAACCCTGCGCAGTCGTATACGACGATTGTTGAGGCGATGGCGAAGCGGGGGTTCAAGAAAACTTCTGTTGCCTCACTGCTCACGCAGTTCGTCAAGCAACGGTTGATTAGCAGGGACGAAGATGGTGTGTACTACGCCGAGGTTGAGGAGTATTCACCCTTGAAGTCAACGAAGAAGTTAAGGGCTGAGGGTAAGAGCAAGACCAAGATAGTTAAAGCTCCACGTAGCCAAGGCATCGCCGCCCTCAAGGTCGAGCCTAAGCTGAAGAAGATGACGGGTGTCATTCCTTCTGCCATGCCTGCACCAGTCATTACGACTGCGTGGGACGCAGAGACAATCATCAGCAACATCGGTTTGAAGCAGGCGCATAAGCTGTTTCTAGAACTGCAAACATACTTTGGAGGTTGATATGCTGGATGTGATGGCTTTGATTGCTGTGCTGTTCATCGGCCTTGGGCTTGGTGGTGTGGCCATAGCAGTGTTCTTATATGCACTTGACTGGATGCAGAACGGAGGAAAGAAATGATTGATAAACAATTGAAAGTAACAGACAAGACAAGCGCAGGACTTTGCGACGCGCTGTTTGATGAGTTTGATTTGCTACGCAACGGCTTGAGCGACCCGCACAGGGCATCGGCTGTGGCTAAGTTGGCTGTTCAGATTATCAACACCAAGAAGCTGGAGATTGAAGCGGCGGCATTCCACAAGGCGGGCTTGCGTTTTGTGCCTCTTGCATTGACTTCCAGCGGCATACCTATCGGCAAGAAAGAACATGCTGAAGCAGGCGTTTGAATTTATGCAACAGACTGACCGCCCGCATGTGCATGGCGAAGCTCGGGCAAAGATACTGTCTTTGCTCAAAGAGATTGATACCGTGTACAAACAACACACGCGAAAGCCGACAGGCATGGTGTGTGACATCTGCGGCAAGGGTGACACTGACGACCTTCATAAAGTAAAGGATGTTGTCAATGGGTACGAGCATCGTGAACATATGTCACCACGCTTGTGCTACGGCCACTCTTGCGGCTGGAACACTTCATACACAAAACTTGAGCACCGCAGGAAGTATCACCTGCTCGGACTTAACAAACGTGCGTTCAGCGATGTTATTGAAATGGCAAGAACGGTGTTTGATGCGCCTGTTTTGTCCGACGAAGAGATTGACTTGCACTTCGCGCAGTATCTTGCCAAGCAACTACAGAAAACAGTGAAGGAGAAAATATGATTCTTGACCCCGAAGATGAAGCGTTCAACGAGATTGAACGACAAGCACAACAACGCAAGGAGGCTGTGAAAGCCACAGTGGCTTTGAACCCATACCGAAGCCAAGTCATTGAAGAAGTGGCGCAGGCCATTCTGAAGATGGAAGGCTTTGGTCAGGACACGCTGAACAGCTTTGCGATTTATATCAGGAGTTTGAAATGACACAAGATATTGACGATGACACCCAAGGGTATCTGTCTGACCAGCCAAAGCGTGAGTGGGTAGGGCTGACGGATGAGGAAGTCGTGCAATGCCAGCAAGGAAACATCTACCACTTCTATCGTTGCATTGAAGCCAAACTCAAGGAGAAGAACACATGAGTTGGAAAGATTCAACCTTGAAATACATCAAGGAACTGATGAAGCCAAAGCCAATCAGCGAGATCATCGAGAAAGAAATGCGTGAGGCCGTCATCAAGAAGCTGGAAGCTGAAAGCGCAGTGGAGTATGCAAGGTCAATCGTTCAGTACAACCAACAACGTATCGAGCGGCTGGAGAAGCGGCTGTATGAACATCGGGGGGAAGAATGATATTTGATCGTTTACTTGTCGCCGCCGTGTGCTGCTGGCTGGGTGTGGCGGGTTTGTTTCCAGCTACAGCAGAACCAGTTAAGCCTCTGACCCCAGCGCAGTTGCAAGCCAAGGCCAAACAGAAGTCAATCAGCAACGTGTGCAAGGGCAAGCGCAAGAGTCAGACCGTGAAAGATTTGTGCAGAAGATGGGAGAGACAACAAAATGCTTGAAGCAATCAGAACATTCTTTGGCAGGGTGCGTGGACACCACGCAGAGAAGCAGACCGTGGTAGTCGAGGGACAACTGTGGCGCTGTACCAAGTGCCATTTAATTTTTACAACCAAGTTAGCAGGAGAACAGCATGACTGCCGTGAGCGCATTTAACTGGAAAGAGTACACCGATCAGGAGCATGCCAAGCATGGCGACCCGTTCAAGTCAATCAAACGCAACGCTGTCATCAGCGCCAATGTGACCGAGGGCATCCATAGGATACGCAAGACGAAACCAAGCCACGGCACAATCTTCGGGATAACTGAGGGCAACGTCAGTACCCGAGCGCCTGACATGATGGAGACAAAACGTGCCAAGACCAAAAAGTGAACTGACGGGGGTGTCTGTGAACATCGGTGTGCGGTTAATCCCTGCGCACTATGCCGAATGGAAACGCTTGGGTGGCCCCAAGTGGTTACGCAAAGAACTATCAAACAAACTAAAGGAGAAGAGAGATGGACAAACACTTCAACGGAACGAGGGCTGACGATCTACAGATCAGCGGCAGTCACTACAAGGACATGGCCATCCAGCCGTGGGAACTGATGGAAGCTGTGCTGACACGCGCAGAGTTCGTGGGCTATCTCAAAGGCAACGTCATCAAGTACGCGATGCGGGCTGGGCGCAAGGATGGCAGCGATGACCTTGGCAAGGCCAAGCACTACATGATGAAACTGGCGGAGGTACAAGATGGCAATGACTCCTGAAGCCAAGGTCAAGAAGCGCGTCAAGGAGATGCTGGATGCGATGGGGGTGTATCACTTCTCACCGTATCAGGCAGGCTTTGGCCGCGCCGGTATCCCCGACATCATCGGCTGTCTTGACGGCTACTTCATAGCCATAGAGTGTAAAGCTGGTAAGGGCACGACCACCGCCTTGCAAGAGCGCGAGCTTAATCGGATACTGAACGCAGGCGGCTACGCACTTGTGGTCAACGAGAAGAACATCAACCAATTACAGGAGATCACGGAATGGATCAAGAACAAGCAATAGACGCGTTGCTCAAGGCAATGTCGGACGAGGAGAAGGCGCACTTCAAGACCACGGTGTTGAAGTTCCTCACATGCTACGGCCCCAACGCAAACCAAGCGGTGCTCATCATCAAGAACACAGGCGAAGACCGCTTGGAGGTAGCCACTATGAACCTAGACGAAATGGAGGCAGCGGAAATCATGATCGAAGCCAATGATTTTTTCGGATTCTTAAACACTATCGACGCACCCCCTAAAGAGGCATTCAATTGAACACACAAATCAGCAGAGTAAGAATCGTGGAACTCATGAACGAATCAATCACAAAAGCGTATCAGGAAGATGGCGACTTGCGGTGGATTGCCCGATTTATGGAGCGGGTTAAGCAAGAAGACCCAAAGCTTGCTTCCGCCTTAGTGCAAGCAATAGATAAAAAAGCAAAGGAACTCAATGTCAAAACCATTTGACCGAATCATCTCCATCGACTTTGAAACTCGGTGGGACAAACAAAGTTACACCCTATCCAAGATGACAACAGAGGAGTACATACGTGACAAAAGGTTCAAAGCTTTCGGAGCGTGCATCCATGAATATGGAACTGACAACCCAACTGAATGGGTTGGAGGAGATGGATTACGTGAGTACTTTTCTGGAGTGGACTGGGGACGAACCGCAGTGCTTGCGCACAATGCACAGTTCGATGTATCCATTATGGAGTGGGTATACAACGCCCACCCTGCCTTCATATTCGACACGTTATCAATGGCGCGGGCTCTTCGCGGCGTGGAAGTTGGCAATAGTCTCGCCAAACTTGCGGGAGATTTTGGACTCCCTGCTAAGGGAACCGCCGTACATTCGACGGACGGACTTACGGCACTCACAGAACAAATTGAAAGAGACCTCGCCGAGTACTGTGCGCATGACGTGTACCTGTGCGAAGAAATTTTCAAACGCTTTGTTGACGGATACCCCAAATCCGAACTGCGTCTGATCGACATGACGCTCAAGATGTACACACGACCAACGCTTGAGCTTGACAGCAAGATGCTCATCAAAGCACTGACAGAAGAAGGAGAACTACGTGAAGGACTATTACAAAGGCTCGGCATACAAGAAGCTGAGCTCGCATCGAACCCGAAGTTTGCTGACGTACTTCAAAGCCTCGGGGTTACTCCCCCGACTAAGGTCAGTAAAACTACCGGCAAAGAAGCGTTCGCTTTCGCGAAGAATGATGCCCTCTTCCAAGCGCTGCTCAACGGTGAACGTGAAGACGTTGCCCTCCTTTGTGAAGCACGCCTTAAAGTTAAATCTACAACCGAACGCACAAGGGCACAGCGTTTCCTCGACATCAGTCAGCGCGGCAAGTTACCAGTTCCGTTATCGTATTACGGTGCTCTCTCGGGTCGCTGGACGGCGGCAAAAGGTTCAGCAATCAACATGCAGAACCTCAAGCGAGGCAGTTTCCTACGCAAAGCAATTATGGCTCCCGAAGGCTATCAGCTTGTCGTCGGTGACCTCTCACAGATTGAGCCGCGAGTACTCGCGTGGCTTGGTGACTACCAAGATATGCTCGACATCTTCAGGGCAGGCGGTGACCCTTATGCCGCTTTCGGTGCGCAGATGTTTAACATACACGGACTCACTAAGGAAAGCCATCCAGACTTACGGCAATCGGCAAAGAGTGCGTTGCTTGGATGTGGGTATGGCCTTGGCTGGGC